CAGACGTGTGCTCTTCCGATCTCGCGAGTGAGGGCGGATTTGTTAGGGTCTGGAGAGAGGGAGCCTTCGGAGTGCTGTTGGCAGAGGATAGCGGTGTGCTGGTAGATGGGGTGGGTGGGTGTGCCGCGCGTGAGGGTGGAGTAGGCGATGGCGGGGAGGCGGGAGGTGATCATGTCCCAGGTTTCCAAGTGTTATCGGAGAACATCCCCGTGTTAAGGATCATAGCTCTTTGGCTAGCCGGTGCGGAACATACGTCGAGAGAGGGGCAGGCTCCGTATTTTCCCGCGCACCAGTTGGTTTTCTTGGGGAAGTTGCAGGACGTGAGGTTGTGGAGAAGCTCGCCAATGAGGGCGAGAAGGTCTTGTTTCCATTCTTCACATTGTTCCTGGCTGTAGTCATACGGTCGGCGGTATGATTCATAAGCGATTCCAGTCTTTGTGGGCTTGCGGCAAGCAGCGCAGTTGAGATAGAATCCTTTGATGTTAAGATCAGGGAACGCAGCTCGCATTGCTGCGACGTAGCCGATGGGTTGCATGGAGACTTGGAAGGAGTTGAAGAAGGAGTCGGAAAGGACGGAGGTCGTTTTGTGGTCGCAAACACGAAGGGTGTTGCCGTCACCCATTTGCATGAGGACGTCCACGATGCCTGACCATTCGATGCGGCAGGGGATGGTTTCACCTTCAACGCGGTAGGCAGCTTCGCGTTTAGGGTCGTTAGTTAGTTTTCCAAGGCCCCATTTGATGAAGACTTCTGATGGAACTGTTGTCACCCCAACAGGCATCACAAAGGTGAACTCAACCAACGGCTTGCCTTCGTGGATGTAAGGGGTGATGGTCTCGTTGAAATACTGTGCGAGATACAGGCTGAAGCAAGAGAAGCAGTAGTCAGCAGTGCGATAGTCGTCAATGATGACGTGGGAGTTGAGAGCGTATTCGGCCTGGATAGCACGGCCACCGAGTTCGAGGAGGGCTTCCTGCGTGTCGGTGGGGCTGCGTTTGTAGAAGCACTCAAGGGCGGAGTGGAAGGCAGCGCCGAAGATGAGGGCGCTTTTGGTGTGTGTGGTGCGGGAGTGGACGAGCTTGTATTCCGCGCTGCGATTACAGGAGAGGAGGGATTCGAGGGAAGACCAGTCCATTGTGAGGACGAGAGGACAGGCGGGGTCGTCAGTCCAGTGGAAGAGCTTGCGGATGGGGCGATCGGTGGGGGTTTCACTTGTTGGGGAATCTCCGAGGAGAAAATCCATTGCTGTGCCGCCTAGGTTGAGGTCGATTAGGGGGAGGTCCATTAGATAAGTCCTTTCAGAAGTGTTGAAGAGTCCGAGCCCTTTCCTTTGTTCTTACTACCCGTGGATTTCTCCACTTTCTTGTGGCCTGGGTTAACCCGCGCGCTGCGAATCCCTTCGAGGTATGCACGCTGTTCGTCGTGGGTCATCGTGGTGAAGTCTTTGTCGAGGAGTTCGTCAAATGGAACGCCGTAGTAGATGGCGGCGCTGAAGGACTTAGCGGGTTCCGCAGGGCGGGAGGATGGTAAGGTCGGGGTTTCCGTTGTTGTCAAGGGTGTAGGCGATGCGGCTGTGGGGAGTTCCTGGGACATAAGATTTGATTAGTTGAATGAAGACTTGTTCGTTCTTGCAGAAGGATTGAGGTTGAGCGTGGAGGTTGAGGGATTCGATGTGAAGGATGAGGCCTCGAACCATGCCGGAGATGACAGCATCGACTACGCCTTTGCGCGGGTAGTAAGAGCGGAGCTTGAGGAGGTCTTCGGTGGAGATGAGGGCTTGAGCGCGTTGCTTGTCAGCGGCGGGGAGGTCGTGATAAGGGGAGGTGAGCGCCTCGATGGGGACTAGGTGGATGGGAGGTGGTGGGATGTAAGGGTTGGTCTCGATTTTCATATGATGGTGTAGTTGTTCTCGTGAATGGAGTCCGCGATTGCGACGTTGTAATAGGGTTCCCTGAGTTCGTGGATGGGAAGGGCGGTTTCGATCTTGACGGGGATAGGGATGTGGTCAAAGTTTTTGAGGAGGAGAAGTGCGAGGATAACGTCTGGGTTTTCCGTGCGAATGACAGGGAGGTCGAATTGGAAGGATTCAACGGCAGGGGTTCGGACTCTGCGGGGGAAGCCGCAATAGAGGGAGGTCTTGCTGTCAGCTACGAAGGTGTAGGTGGAGAGGATTTTCCATGCTAGCTTGCGGTCGAGGGAGGAAGTCCAGAGTGGGTTGGTTAGGTAGTTCTTAAGGGCGCGCTTGAGACGGATGCGAAGGGCACTGGCGCCGCCGGACGGGATGGTGAAGGTAACGGGTTCTGGGTAGAACTTGAGAAGGTCAGTGAGGCGGGCCTCTTCTCCGTGGAACTCGATTTCTTCAGGGGATGTGGGTTCGGGCATGGGGTTGTGGGTAAAAGGGCTGAACCGAGGGAAAGATTTGGCGTTCACTACCACCGCCCTAGTCGATAGTGAACGCCACCTGAACCGGGCTGTCGAGATGCACCTCTGCACGGGAGGACAGGAGCCGGAAAGTGGTGGGGAAGCTGGTGACTCTGGCAGGAATTGCACCTGCTGATGGTATTGCTTGGCCAAGCAGCTTGTTAATCTTGCACTCCCTCACCCGCTAGAACTGATGCCAGGAGAATATCTTTAACAAACTACCGCGTGTCACTGTCCACGCCGCTGAGTCGAAATTGGAAGGATGTGAAGGGTTTGAACCTTCGTCAATACAGTAGTTGTTCTAGATTCTACGTTACCGTTTTACCAATTAAACTAACATCCTATCTAGGGATTTTCATTAGAAGCAGACCCGCTCGGTAACATTCATACTGCTTGAGCCACCACATTGTCAGCAGGTTGCTCGGTCTCTGGCTAATTGCGTTGCGTTTCAATTAACTTCTACGGAGGGTTAAACACATATAACCCACAAGAGGCGTCTGGCTCTACGACCTCAACCGCGAACTAATCAATCACACCCTCCAATGAAATCCTCCTCCGACTTCACCATCTCCCTCCCCAACTCCATCCTCATTCTCGGCCGACCCGGCAGTGGCAAAACCACCCTTGCCCTCCAGTTCCCCAAGCCCTTCATCCTAGACTGTGACCAGAACATGAAAGGCCCCGTGCGCTACCTCGCCAACAAACTCGGCTCCCTTCCGTGGTTCAAATACGACACCCCCCTGACCGATAAAACTGGCGCACCAGTCCCGCGCGGCACTCGCATGGATCGCGTCCAAGAACTCCTCAACGAAGCCCTCACCGATCCCGAAGTCGAAACTATCGAAATCGACTCCCTCACCACCCTCATTGACTTCATCTTTGACAAAATCCGTGCTACCGCAACCGGCTCCAATCCACCCAAATTCGGCGACGGTAAGAAAACCCAAGACGACCCTATCCGCATCCAAGACTGGGGCACATTCGCCTCCATCCTCAAGCAACTCATCTTCGGCCTTAAAGCTTCCGGCAAACGCATCGTCTTCATCGGTCACATTTCCCACGATAAAGACGAGGTCACCAAAATGATCCTCAACTTCATCGCCTGCCCCGGCCAAGTCGGTGACATCATCTCCGGTCTCTTCGAGGAAGTCTGGCAAACCGAGGTCAAAGCCACCGGCGCTGAAACCTCCCTCAAAGCCGACTACAAAGTCCGCACTGTCGGTGACGCCCGCTCCGAGGCCCTCGGTCTTAAATCCGCAGGCGGGATTGGAGCCTACATCTCCGCCGACGCTCCCGCTATCATCGCTAAACTTCTATCCTCCCCTGTGAAATGATCCTTCCATCCAGTTGCACTTACAAAAAGTTACCCCCGTTAGCCCGATGGTTCGGCAAACGTTGGATTACTTTTGCTGATAACCAGTTAATCTGTGGTGTTACGTTTAGAGGAAAATCTTACGTTACACACGAACGAACGGGAGGCCAAGTCTTCAGCCTACCCAAAGGCTATTCCATTAAAAATTTCATCCAGCAGCCTAAATGAAACGCACCTGCCTCCTCACCTTCGAGCTCTCCGAATCCTCCGACATCCTCTCCTACGCGGACGAAGCCCTTTCCATCCTCCAAGACGAAGGCCTCCCAGCCATCACCTGCGTCCCTTGGGGTCAAGTTTCTTCCCAACCCTCCGAAGACCTGCTCGGTCAAAACCCTTTCCCGACAGCGCAACCTGTCTCTCAACCAGACGCCTTCGCTTCTCTAACCCAAAGCGACCCTTGGCTCCCTTCCTAACCAATTTCTCGCCACAAGTGTGGCCTTGAAAACCAAACAACAAAACAACAAAACATAACAAACATCATGTCCGACGAAAACAACACCATCCTCCCTCTCGATCTCGATTTCTCCGGAGCCGATCTGTCGATGCCACTCATCGTTCCTGGCAATCACCTCTGCCAGATCCACTCCGCTGAGCTGGTCAAAAGCAAGAAAACTCCCGACAGTTGGAACCTCAAAGTCGTCCTCAAAACCGTGGACGCTACTGAAGACCCTTCCGGCAAACCTGTCGCTCCTGGGTTCCAGCTCATCACCTATCTCCAGGTCCCACTTCCGGGCACTGAATACGGTGAGTCTGAACACAAAGACATGTTCATCAAAAAGCTTACCTTGTTCCAAGTCGCCGTCGCCGGTCTCGTGGCCAAGGGTGACGTGGCCCCTGAAGTTCCCCGCTTCAACAACGTCTACATCGCGGAGCTGCCAACGAAGTATGTCATCGCCGTGACCAACAACAACAAACCCAAGGCCAAGGAAGGTCAAGCGGAAGACGAGTTCGGAGTTCGCTCCCAAGTCGCCAGCTTCAAAGCCAACCTTCCTTCCGAGTAACACTAACCTCCGCTGGCAGACCGGATAATGTCTGCCTTTTTCATTATGCCTAAACGCAAAACACACAAGCCAAGAAACATTAGCACAGACTGCAATCCAGTTTGCGACACACCAGTCCAATCCCGCCGTTCCATCCCAGTCGCTGAGGTCAACGAGATCATCCAACGTGAGGTCGCCCGCGTTAAAGCGGAGGCCACCATCTACGACGATCGCGCTCGTATCCTCGAACAACTCGAAAGTAACGAGGGCGAAATCGCCTATCTCGAAAGCCGGTTACACGGCGTGCGTTTGAATAACAAAACCATCCGCAATGACCTCACCCAAGTCAACCTGGCCATCACACGTCAGCTTGAACTCGATGGTGTCTAACCACTATGAAACAGTTTATAATCCGCATCAACGGCTCCGGCCCAATTCAAGCAGAAGCCGATACCTTTGACATCAAAGATGGTGTCTTGCAGCTCATGACTAATAACGAAGTTATAATGGCGTTCAAAACCTGGGACGCTATCATGACCAACGCATAACCGCTAGCCGGTGTTAAAGAAGCCTCTGGCACGAGGGCGTAATTCTCGTGCCACCCATCCCACTTTCCCACCTTATGATCGCCCGCCTACAAAACATCGGTTACACACTCATCTCAAATATCATCGTCGGAGAGCGCCTGCGCCGTCGTGATGCTAAATTTCAAGCCGCTGTTGAGGAGAAGATGCAGTCCCTCCAAGAGTTCGGCCCCTTCCAACCCCTCCTCATCGACGAAGACAACAACCTCATCGACGGCGGGACTCGCCTTGAAGCCTATTCGCAACTCGGCGAAATCGACGTGCCCGTTGTCATAGCCGTCAACATCGACGCCGCAACCAAACTTGTCATGGAGATGGACGCGAATGAAAAGCGAAACGCGCTTACCTGGCAAGAAAAGGCTGTCGGCATTTACAAAATCCACACTGCCGAGTCCGCCAAATACGAAGACTGGGGCACACGTGCTACTGGCTCCTTGTTCAAAATCTCCCACGCCAACGTCGCTCAAGCTATCCTCTTCGCGAAGGAACTTATCCGTGGTGACAAGGAACTCTGGGAGTGTGACACCGCAATGGCGGGACGCGATCTTCTTTTGAAGCGTAAAGAAGCCGCCGTCACTGCCTCCCTTGCACAGCTCAACCAAGACGCCTTCAAAGTTAAGCCCACTTCCACCCTTCCTGCCAGCAAAGGCATCCTTAACATAACCCTCGGCGCGCCTGGCACACAAACCACTGAGGCCCCAAAGAAGAAGGACCACCTCCCATCTAACGTCGTCACACGCATTCCCATTTCCTCCATGCTGTTCCACGCGGACTGTCATGACTTTATGGAAAACGAACTCAAGCCCTTCTCCATTGACCACATTGTCACTGACCCACCCTACGCGATCGACATGGCCAACCTGGAAGGAATGCAAAACCTTGCTTCCACCGCTGACGAACATGAGGTCGACGAAAACCTCGACCAGCTCCCCAAATTCATCTCCAACTCCTACCGCGTTCTCAAAGCCGACGGCTTCCTCATCTTCTTCTGCGCCTTCCAACACTGGGAAAAGATGCGCGATTGGGGCAACGAAGCCGGTTTCAAGGTCCAAGATTGGCCGCTGCTTTGGCTCAAACCCCACGGCTGTAAGAACAACGCACCGCACGCGAACTGGACAAAATCCGTCGAGCCTGTCATGGTCATGCGCAAAGGCAAAGCAAATCTCCGCATGCCGATGACGAAATGTCACCTTGAATGCGATGCCACCGCCGACCGCATATGTCAGTCCCACCCGTTTGCCAAGCCCCATCAGTGGCTCTCGGAGATGATCTGGAAACCCATCGTCTCCCCAGGCACTACCATCTTCGACCCTTACATGGGCGGCGGTTCCATCCTCCGCAGTGCGATCTTAAACGGCGCACGTGTCATCGGCACGGAGAAGAAGGAACACCACTATGTGCAGGCACTTGAAAGTATCAAGAGCGTCTATACACAAGTGCAAGGGAAACACGTTGAATTCTGCTGATTATGAGTGACACACCTAGAACAGACGCAGCTTCTTTTAACGTCTTTGTTAGCTCCGGCGGAGTGAAAAAGCAAATAGAGACAGACCTTGTGGAGGGCAGTTTTGCTCGCACCCTGGAACATGAGCTAACCTCCACCCGCAACGCCGCAGTCGAGAACATCCGCGAACTCAACGACCGTCTTATCGAACGCCAGGAAAGTTTCCAGGCTCAGCTAATCCGCATCGAAGACACATGGCGGGAGAAACTTAAAGAAGCACTTAAAACAAGATAACCCTATGCAATTCCTTCTCACGCAAGAAGAGCTAACAGAGCTTACTAAAAAAGCACAGTCACGAGTGGACCTGGGCTTTTCTCTAGAAGAGCTGCAAACTTTTTGTTCCTTCGTAGCTGATAGACTACCTATTCACAGGGACTGGAATCCTGAAGCTAAAGAACCTTGGGGCTGCATACTCACATCAAAAACTGAGTATTGTGATGCCTGCCCCGCCCGGCAAATCTGCCCGCATAAAGACAAATCCTGGAGCAAATAAATGATCCCCACCGAATTTCCCGCCGTCCCATCCCCCACCCACCGCCTCGCCATCGTCGGTGACTTCCCCCGCTCACATGAGACCTCCGCGAACCGCCCGTTCGCCGGCCCAAACCTCATGTATCTCGAAAAGGCACTCGCCCGATCTGGCATTATGCGGGCTAACTGTCTCGTCTCAAACATCTGCCGCTCCCAACCTCCCAACTCCTATGGCAACTCCTCCTTCTTCATGTTCGACGGACCAGACATTCAAGAGGGACTCGCACAACTCCGTAGCGATTTTGCGCAATTCCAGCCAAACTGCGTTCTTCTACTCGGCGACCTGGCGCTTAAAGCCGCCGGAGTCCATCACTCGCTTGACGCGTTCCGTGGTTCAATCTTTAGTGGCTTCAACGACAAACACAAATGCGTAGCCACCTTCCACCCCACCTCTCTCTTCACAAACTATGACAACATGCCACTTTTCATGCATGATCTTAACCGCGCTGTGGCTCAGAGTAAGTTCCCTGAACTCAAGTTGCCGAAACGAAGACTGGAAATTAACCTGTCTCCGAATCAGATTGTCGAGAAACTCGAAGCCATCCTTGAAACTAAACAACTCGTCTCGCTTGATATTGAAGGCGGAATACCTAACGAACGTGCGGCTAAGGTTGAATACAAACATCGCAACGGCATCACCTGCTGTTCTGTTTCTATCGACCCATCCAGTGCCTTCATTATTCCATTCGAGATTTATGATGTCGCCACACTCCAGCGAATCTTAGTTCCATTCGCACGTCTTCTCGCCGATAAAGAAATCCCTAAAGTCCTTCAAAACGGCCTCTACGACTACACCGCCCTGGCCTGGCATTTCCGCTGCCCCATTAACAACATTGCCCACGACACGATGTTCTCTGGCTGGGAAATTTACCCAGAACTCCCGAAAGCGCTAGAAACTCAAACCTCTATTTGGACGGAAGAGCCTTACTATAAGTCAGACCGTAAAATTGACGATAGAGACACGCACTACCGCTACTGCTGTAAAGACTCTGCGGTGACTTTGGAGATTCATCAAAACCACATGCGCGCTATGGATGCTGCACAGCGAGCGCATTATGAGTTTAACATCTCTATCATGGAGCCGCTCCAGTATATGTCTCTTCGCGGTTTCAACTACGACATCGACGCCTCCAACCATCGCCTAGCGGAACTACATGCGCAGCAGCGCGAGCTTCAGGACGCTTGTAACCTTCATACTCCAGCACCTGTTAATTTCAATTCGGCACCGCAGCTCATTAAAACCCTTTACCACGAGTTTGGATTTACCAAGCAGTTCAAGAAAGAGGCTGGTCGCAAGACTACAACGCTCACAGCAGACAAAGGAGCGCTTCTCAAGCTTGTCGTCGAGCAGGGCCAACGTGCTCATCCATTTCTTATAAATCTTCTTTCCTGGAAAAAAATCGAAGGCCAGGCGCAGCAACTTAAAGTATATCGCGATCCCGATGGCCGCATCCGTTGCTCATATAACCCTGTTGGCGCGGACACTGGACGCCTATCCTGTAAGCAATCCACCACGGGGTCAGGAACGAATCTCACCACAATCTCCAAACACAACCGCAAGTTCTACATCGCCGACCCCGGCAAGGTCTTCTTCCAATGTGACCTTGAAGGAGCTGACGGCTGGACGGTAGCTGCTCACTGCGCCGCGCTTGGTGACAACACCATGATCGACGACTACTACGCAAAGATCAAACCCGCTAAAGTCCTTTGCCTTATGCAACTCCAGCGTGAAGGCAAACTCCCACACGTCACCAAGCCCATCAACAAACTCACGCGAGATGAAATCAAAGCCCTCATCAAAACCACCAAGCTCCCCGAAGCCCTTTATGGCGTTTGCAAAGTTGTCCAGCACGGAAGTAACTACGACATGCAGCCGAACAAGATGTCCGAGAACCTCCTCGAAAAGAACTTCACCCACAGCGAAGAGTTCTCCATCATGTTCGTCCCGCCGCAAGAATGTAAAATTATTCAAGCCCTTTACTTTGAACGCTACCACGGAGTCCACGCTTACCAAGATTATGTCAAACACCAACTCAAAAACGAGCGCTCACTCGCCTGTGCATCTGGTCATATTCGTAAATTTTTTGGTAGACCTGACGACGGGACTACGATTCGCACCGCGCTGGCTCATGAACCACAGGCAAATACCACTTATGTTACAAATCTTGCAATGCAACGTTTGTGGCAAGACCCAGAAAACCGCCGATCCAATAACTCCCTAATCATCGAGCCAATCCATTCTGTCCACGACGCCCTTTGCGGTCAGTTCGACCTCTCCATCGCCGAATGGGCCTGTGCTAAAATCAAATCCTACTTCAACAACCCCATCAAGATAGCCAACGACATCATCAACATCCCATACGAAGGCGGTTACGGCCAGTCTTGGTATCACACAGGTGAAGGCAACCGCATGGGAGAAATCTAAACCACCAACCACCCACCCTTATGTCCCTCGAATCATTCTTCCCTACCAACCTCCTAGTCACGCCCAAAGCGCAAGTCCTCGCCGATCTTGAAACCGACGGTGAAGTCATCATCGACGTCAAATACATTAAATACATCTGGCAGGATATGGGTTCCCTCATTGCATGGTGCGAAGCCTGGAGCCTCACCTATGAATTCTTCCAAGAAGAAGACATCACCCGCACCGTTCGTGGCTTGAAGACTCCCATCCGCTGGCTTAAAATCACGCGCGGTGCGAAGCAAGCTGAACTCGTTGACGAAGACAACCTCAAAGAAGAAAGGACAATCATAGATGAAACCGATGCTCGCCTTTAAAGTTCAACAGTATGGACATCAGCTCTCCAACCCTTTCTACGCGCAACCCAAGCTTAATGGTGTTCGGGCATTGTGCAACGGCCAAGCTTTTCAATCCCGTGACGAGCACCTTTGGAAACCCGCCGTCTTACGCCACTTATTCGACCAAGTCCAACCTATCTTCCAGCGATATCCAAACTTTATCACAGACGGAGAACTCTATCGCCACGGGCTCTCGCTCCAAAAGATTAACCAAGCCGTTGCCGTCAACCGCCACGAGCCGACCTCTGTCACTCCCACTATCGAGTATCATATCTTTGACCTCCTTGATGTTGAGCAAGGCGCCAAAGATTTCGCATACCGCGCTGAGCAACTTGATGCGATTCAATCCGTCATCACGCGGTTCCAACTAACCCACATCAAAGTCGTCCCAACCCATCTTTGTGGGTCAATGGATATGACGGAGCCGCTTTACAAGAACTACCTGAAACTTGGCTATGAGGGCTTAATGTATCGGAGTCTTGGTTGCATGTATGGCCTGCAGGAGAACTGCGGCAACAAGGAGAACAGGTGGAAGTGTCTGCTTAAGCGGAAGGAATGGCTGGATAAGGAGTTCGAAATTGTTGACTTCACAATCACTGAGGGTAAGAAAGGGGAACGCGGATTCAAGGTAACCTGCGAGATAGATAGAACGCGGGAGTTCTTTAGTGTCGGCTCTGGTCTTTCTGACGATGAACTTGACTACTATATCAGTCATTCTCCCGTCGGCCAATGGGCCAAAGTAAAATTCGAAACCTATTCTGACACTGGCATTCCACTCAAGCCTACCATCCTTGCCATCCTTTCATGAGCTTTCTCACCGACTATTCCGAATACTCCTCCGGCAACGAGGCCCCACCCGAGTTCCACCTTTGGTCTGGCCTCTGCACCCTCGCTGCCTGCTGCGGCCCAAACCTTTGGATGGACATGGGCGGCGCTGGCAACATTCAACCCAACCTCTACGTCCTCCTCGTCGGCCCTCCCGGCATCAAGAAATCTACCGCTAAAGACATCTCTCGTGACCTCCTCAGAAAAATCCATACCAACAAACATAAAATCCCAATCGCGCCAGACTCTTCGAGCAAAGAAGCTTTTGTTGATTTCCTCTCTCGAAAAGACTCACCGTGTAAAATGGTGTTTGATCACGCTGGCGGTGCTCGTTATTACACTAAGTGCTGTCTATGGTCTGATGAATTTGTTAACCTCGTCTCCGTAGGTGGCGACCCGATGGCGTGGATTCAAATCCTCACAGAAATCTACCTTCCGCGACCATCTTACAAAGCATCCACGATCGCGCGAGGTAGTGTCGAAATGCCGTATCCGTATATCAACCTTCTTGGTTGCATGACAACGGATATCACCAAAGCCCTTATCAACGACGGCTCCCTGAGCGGTGGCTTCTCCCGTAGAACCATCTACATCTATTCCAACAAAGACGGCGATCCCGTGCCGATTCCAAAGTTCACCGTTGAACAAGAACGTGCTCGCTCCCGCTGTATACAACGTGGGCAGGAAATTCAACACCTCTCCGGCGCGTTCGAGTTCTCCCCTGCGGGCCTCGCCGCCTACGAAAAAGCTTACATCGCAAATCACCACGCAAAACAGGAAGCTCCATCCGCTGCATTAGTGAACTTCATGCAGTCTTACGGGAACTTCCTGATTAAAATAGCGATGCTTCTCCAACTCTCCGAAAGCGATGAACTCGTGATCGGTGAGGACAAAATCCGCCACGCAAAGGCTCTTGTTGACAGCGCCCAAAGCCACGTCTCCATGATCTTCGCAGGCGTTGGGAAGAATCCACACGCAGCCACGATGGCTGGGATTAAGGTCTTCATCGACCAGATCGCTTCCCGCCCACCACACTTTGTCACCCTCAAGCGTATCTACGCGCAGTTCCTTAATCAAGCCGAGCAACCACAACTAGAGTCAATTCTCAAACAAATGGACGGCGTTGGGGATTTAGTCCTAGTCTCACGGCACATGCCAAATGCGGGGTTAGTCAAAGGAGTGACCACCCCGCAGATGCACGGTTTATTTTTACAAGCTATCCCACCGCCTCAATAGAAGGTCCCAGGTTCAGCTTGTAGTTCCATTTGTCTCTCCCTTGCTCGTCTCATACTCCCCTGAGACCGCTGTCCTCCAAGCTGCTGATAGATCGTCCGCATAATCTGCTCCTGCTCCACATTCCCCGCAGGCGGTGGCTGATACCCAACTGCCTGAGCAATGTTTGAAATCTTAGATGCCGTCTGCGCTGTGGCTTTCCCACGGATGTCAGACGGCATTTGCTCTTTCACCTTTTGGAGCGCGATCCTTTGGCGGAGGTTAGACATCATATCCTTGAGGGCAACCTGACGACCACGGCCTTCCAGCCTTTGGTCAATCAGTAAATTAGCCTCGCGCATCAATGTCTTCTGCGCAACTTCCGGCCCAAGCAGCAAACTTTCCTCCACCTTCTTCGCGGCGAGCTTAATGTCGTTTTGTGCAGCTTCGTTCGTCTTACTGATGATCCGTTCCATTTCCTTATTCTTGAACATCGCGCCAGAGCGGAAGCCCGCCATTGCCATTGGGAGATTCGCGTCAGGATTCTCCGCTTGGAACTCTTGGCTCAAAGCCTCTGCCATTCTCTTAACACCCCCTGGACCTCCTGCCCTGAACGCGGCACCGAGGTCTTTTTCTTGCACTAGGCTCTTGCCCATTTTCCACATGCTGTTAACCATGCTCGCAGTTGGCCCAAGGACACTCGCGGCGCTCACTCCATCATACGCGTTAATGCCCATGAATCCACCCAGCGCGAACCTAGAATGCAGGTCAGCCGGAATCCCCAGGCTCTCCGCCATCGAGCTCATCACTCCATAGCTCAGCGCCTGAGTAAGCAGCGGATCGTCCGTCATCTCGTTCAGTGCAAGCAGTCCATTCCCTTTGATCTCATCACCCGTCAAATCCTCCATCAGCGCGATCCCAGCTCCGACGAACGGAAAGCCCAGAATACCAGCTGCTGCGAGCTGTCCGGTGATCATCGTTGCAAAGGCTTTTCTCGCAGCCCTGCGATCGCCTTGATCCAATTCTGGGAAGTTCACCTTGTCGAAACCATGACGATAGTATCTCGCCAAGTCTGTGAACCTTCCACGCACATAGCTTGACAGCGCATAAACCAAGTAACCCGCGCTGCCCAGCTTCCCGAAATATACAGGCCTTTCAGTTCTCCCACCGGAATTATTCGCCGTCAACTCAAACAGCGCTGCACTCTTTACAGCTTCGTCATGACTCAAGCCCTTCTTCTTCGCAAGGCGGTAACCAGTCAGCAAGCCTACAAGATTGTTATGCTGTGTGAACACCGAATACAAACCCATCGCCGCGTTCGAGTAAACATTCAACGGCTTGGTCAAAATCTTTGACGGAGAAAGCATTTCGCGATCCTGAACAATCCCGCGCAAGGTTTCCTGATTCACGCCAACCTGCTGATAGACTTCTTGCAGCGGTTGTGTGAGGCTTCTTCTCCAGTTCACCTTGAGCATGGCAGCCTCATCCTTATCCTTCCAGTTCTCCCAGAGTGCTGCCTCGTCATGATAACCGATTTTGGATTTGATTAGTTTCCCAATCACAGCCATAGCATCTTTCTCCGCCTTAACCGTAGTGCGGAGCGCAGTCAGCATCGAGTGACCTTGGTAAACCGCTTCGTGGATATGAGTTTGAAGTGGTTGAAACAACTCCGCCAGATGTCCAGGAAGATTGAACCCAATGTGCCACACCGCGTTAGCTTTATTCACAACTCTCCAGAACTTAGGGTCACTTTCCTTGGCAGCTTTGTAAAACTCCATGAACTGCGTCTTCTCGCGGAGCTGATCCTTGAGTTCTGGGTTATTCATGTGATACTTCAACTCCTCGCCCAGGGCAGTCATGTAACCGACCTTATGCGCGGCTTGCGTGTAAGTCAGATGCTGTTCAAGCATATCAAGATGCTCAGGCCCGCCGGAGATACGACGCTTCACACCAGGCAGGTAGATATCGTTGCTCTTAGCTTCACGGAGCACATCCGCCAGGAAGGAACTTTCACCCAAGAGCGCGTCGCGGTCAGCGGGATCAATATCCATCGACTGGATCAGGTCTTTCAATCGACCCTCTTTACTTTCAAGCAGGTCAACAACCTTGGAGTCGACAGTGAATTCGTTCTTATATTTCTTGTCGAACTCACGGGTGATTGGCTCTCCCACAGCTTTCCAGCCTTTAGCTTCAAGCTCTTTCCTCATTGCGAGTGCTTCAGACCCTTTGTTGAAGTCCAAGACTTTACTCTCACCATTCGCATCTGTATAACGCTGGATGATTGGTTTAAACCTTCTCAAGCTCTGGAAGTTAGGCTGATCCGCGTAGAACTTCGCCAGCGACGCAAGCTTTCCTTGCTTCTCCTGGATAATCTCCATGAGCTTCTGCGCTTCCTTCGGATCGGCGAAACGAGCCATTGCGTCTTTCAACGCAACCTGATCGCCCGACTGCATCGCGTCAAACATCCTTTCCGCCACGACACGAGCTTCTTTGTGCCGCAACGCGGGTTCAGCGCCCTGGTCAAAGCTCTTCATCCTCGTGACAAGATTCACCGCAAACATACGGGCCTTGTTCGTCTCGTGTTCGACATTGTGCTTTTGGGTCAACCTTGTCGACTGCTCTTTCTGCATCAAGAACTGAGCCATCGCCTTTTGCTGGTCAGGATTATACAGCTTAACTTCCGCGCGGTGCTCTGGCGACATCGCTAACCAGTTAAAGCTCACAGTGCCGTCTGGATTCTCCACAATCGCACTGACTTTAGAATCTTGCGCTTCAAGGTTGATCCGCTTGGTCAAATCGTAAAGTGGCTTGCTATTCGCTAGCTTGAACCAAGGCAGGGATTTGTCCACAACGATGTTATCCGTCGCGCCTTTATGACCGAAGATTGGCGTGAGGCTCTCAGAGACTTGCTCAGTGACAACGTTCCCAGAGTTCAGCAACCTGAACCCAGGCTCAACAAAGCTCTTATATGTCGCCATAAAACCGCCCAGCCCTTGCGTGGCGTTATTAAAGAAATTCCCCAGCTTCTGCCTCACACCTTCAACCGGATAAGGACTCCGTGCAAATTGCACGTTTTCCATCCTGTTCATCAGCCCAGCGGGGTTGACATCCAGGAACTCCATCGCCTGCGCAGTTTGCCATTCAGCTTCGCGGAATTTACTGCGCACCGAGTCGACCATTTCCTTCACGCGGAGGACTTGGCCCATCTTGTTCTTGTCACCACTCAATTTCCAATACATCCTAGCATGCTTCAACGCATCCTGCACACGGCGGATGGTGTTTTCGACAGCGGTGCGAATGGGTTTTGGCAACAATAGCAACGCCTTAATCGGCTTGTTCGCCTGCATTGCGCCAGTCACCATCATGGCATGTGCGTTCGCCATCCACTCTTCAGGTTCAAGATTCCCCAGCACATCCTTCACGCCGTCAAGATTCTTCATCTCTTTCGGCAGATAAAGCTCGCGGATGATTTCTTCCACATCACGAAGAACCGCTGGGTCATTAGTCTTTACCCAGGCGATAGCTTCGTCAAAGAGCTGTTTGGTTTCCGGTCCATACTCCCCACGCATAGCTTTGCCAAAGGCAATGTGGCCCATCTCATGAGAAAGGACATACCCCATTGCTTTAGTCTTGTTTGGACCCTGGAAGGCTTTAGTGGAGAAGAAGGCTTGGGCGATGTCTTTGAATGCGGCTCCGTAGATGGTTCCGCCCTTGGCGAAGAGAGTGTTAAGGCGGTCGGATGGGTTGGAGATGTCAAAGACGCGAGCGGTGGCGTTGGTCTTGGGAGTGCCGGAGGGGGTGCGGAAGACGGGGGAACCCTTAATCCTAGACTGTCTATATTCAGCAAGAGCTGCGTCGTGCTCAGCTTGTGTAATCTCACCGTCGGCTAAGTTGTTTCTAATCGCTGAGATTGTTTCATCACGAGTCTCTTCTGGAGCGGCATTCTTATGCACCCCAAAATCCTCCACCTTCCCTTCCCCAACCAGCTTCGACATGATCGAAGGCATGGTGGTGTCGTAGGCGAGGCGCATTCCGCCTTCTTGGGAGGGACGCTCAATTTGCCAGTCCGTCAGCTCCCCAGGCTTAAAGTCGTAGTTATCCGCAAGCTTTAGTCGTCCTGTTGTTTGATCAACTCGGATACTAATTCCGTTGTTCTCCAGAGCACGCCGATTGGTCGGTGTGTCTGCAATCGTTCCGCTAGGCCCGGCGTGCTTATCATGCCCCTCCGTCATCATCGCAGTTTCCCCATCGCTGACTGCGACCTTGGAAATCCCTTGTTTCTGGGCTTCCTTGATGACAGCTTTGAGGATGAGGTTTTGGTGGATGGGAAGGAGGGGGTGATTAGCAACATCGTTAAGTCCCGCGTTACCTAATTTTGCTATTGCGGCTTCTTTGGTTGCACCAGCAGACGTATGACCACCGCGGGTAGCATACCAAAGGCCAACTTCGCTTGGTGGCGTAATTGTGAGCTTCTCAGCCTTCTGCCTCGATTGCCCCCACCTACTCTGCGCTTCCCCCACAAACATCACCTTCTCTCCCGTCACTGGATGCGGGACTATCTGAACCATTGCCCAGCCGAGGGTGTTAGGGAGGTTTTCGTGGAGGTTGTCTTGTTGCCATAGGGGTTTATCAAAAGACGCGGCATAGATTTTTTCACCTGAGGGTGTAGTTGCAATGGGAAGCCCATCCTGTGACGTGTGATGCAACTGCTTAACTGGCAACACCACATCCACCCGCAACACGGGATACTTGTTCGTGTCAAATGGGGAGATTTGGTTGTAGTAGGGGGTTGCACGCGGACTAGAGTCTACAGTAGTCTCTTTTCGATTACGAAGTTCAATAAAGCGCTTCCATTTTTCTGTAAAGGCTGAATTTACTTCCTCTTCAAAGGGTTGAAGTGCTCGACCACTTCTAGTATCTACTGGAAGTAAAGTTTCCAAAGGATCAGAATTCTCAATACCTCGACGAATTTCAGCTGGAAGATTGTCAAACCATTCGTGCGTTAAAGCAGCCAACTCCTGGCCCTCAGCTGAAACCTTGCCTGTTTGCCCATAAACATCCACCTTCACCTGCTCGCCGACTTTATTCAGCCCATCCCAAAGTTTCTGCAAATGCACCTTGCCATCAGCAAAAGCCTCAGGCACCAGTTGTTTGTAAAACTCCACCTCAGCTTTCTGCAGCGTGCCAAGGTCAGAACCATTAACCCGGAATTCTTGCTCCGTCATCCAACCATCTTTCGTTCCAAGAGGATTATTAGGCTTATCTTTGCGAATTAGCTTCCCATCCACCACCTCCCGCATACCAAAGTCAAAAGCACCTGCTGAGGCACGAGCAAACTGTGCATCACCCTGCCCCTCTGCCACACCCTTTAACCGTGCATACACAACTTCAGGGTTATTAAAAAACTTAGCCAGCTCAATCAACTCCGCCGAGCGTTCTTTCACTTCTCCTGCAGGAACCAACTTAGCCATCAGTTTTTCCGCAAACGGACGGACAGTTTCAAAGTCACCTTCTGGAACCGGAATAAGATAAACCACATCCTTGTCACTGCTGGCAAGCTCATACTCCTTCAACAGCTTCGCAAGCTCTGGATCAACTTCTTTCTTTTCCAGTTTAGCAGCACGCAGTCTCGCCGCGTTAGCCTTTGCCAGCTTAACACTTTCTTCCAGAACTTTATCTCCTTTAGCCAGCAGCTTTTCCCCACCTGGAGTCACGTCTATAAAGATCGACCGCAAAGCATTACGCACGCTTTGCTCCGCCAAACCGTCAACCAGTTTATCGTTCCCCGTAAGGAAAAACTCTTCCGCAGCTTTCAGCACTTCAGGTGTCCACTTGGCTTTACCAGTGGGTGACATTTTAGCCATACGTTCTTCAAGGATCTTCATCCCAGGAGAAAGCACAGGCTCAACGGGCGCAACAGGCTCCTGCACCACTTGGGCAGCTTGTTCTCGCAGCAGTTTTGCTTCTTCTGCCTTAGCTACAAAAGCCCTAAGTTGATTGTCCAAATTCACCCG